CACGTTTACGGGGCCAACTTCGTACAGGCCGGATGCCTCAACGATCTCGCGGATCGCCTTGCCGCCCTCGTCAGTCGTGAACCGCTCGCCCTTCTGTGACACTGTGAACGCGAACGAGCTACCCCGCAGATTCCGAGAACGCACCAAGGCCAGCACGTCACGACCGGCCGAGGTGTCCGGCGGCTCGACCACGTACGAGATCCCGCGATCGTCGGCAATGATCTCGAGCGTGCCGGCCGACTCACGGCCCAGCAGCATGTCGCTGTTGTGGTTGTAGTAGCTCAGGATCTCGCCCTTGCCCCGCTGGCGGTTCAGTACCCGGTCAAAGGCTCCGGGCAGGACGCGTTCCCGAAAGCCGCCGAGATCAAGGGACAGCCGGTTGTAAGGCACCGCCAAGCCCCGGATCGCCTCGCGCCCACTGGCACGAGTCTCCAGCACCAGCTCGCACTCGGGAGCCTCGTCAACGGTCAGGCAGCGGCGTTCAAGTTCCATCAGTTGATCTCCCCCATCAGATCGTCCAGGTTTTCGTTGATTTCCAACATTTGGCGTCGCGAGGCAGTCACATCGTCAAGCAAGTCTTCCAGCTCCGCCTCTAGGTCGTCTTCTAATGACCTCTTGTTGAGCTCCGCAAGCCGCGATTTAAGCTCTGCCATACGGGATCGGCTTGCCGTCAGCTTCTGGGCCAGCACTTCCTTTTTTGCGGCAAGTTCAGCAAGGTTTTTTTGCAATGCGGCGACCTTTGACGCTGCAACTTCTTCCTTTGCGGCGTTCAGTTTTTTGCGGGCCGCGTCTGCCTTTTTTGTGTATTTAACAACCTCGCGATCAGCCTCGGCTTGCGTTCCCTCAATGCGATCACGTAGCCGCTCGCGTCGCTTTCGGTCTTGTTTTTGTTTTGGCGTGCTTAGGCTTCCAGCGTCGCTGCCGCTGTTGTTTGCTATGCCAAAAGAACCGGAACCACCGCTGCCGCCCAACCCATCAGAAGCGTTACCGCCCAAGTCGCCAGCTCCACCGCTCTTGCCGCAAGAATTGCCAGCCTTAAACCCTCCCGATCCAGTTCCGCAATTACGCTGCTGACTTGCTTGCACATCCTGTTCGGTAGTGCTGTCTTCGTAATCGTCGACGCTTATGCCGTTCATCGGCTCCGGTGCTGGCGGCTCCTGGCCGACCTTGTCCAACGTGGTCATGTTCAGCTGAACGAAGTGCTTGTCGCCCTCTGGCCCGATTGGGTTGAGGTTCTCCAGCTCACGGATCTCGTTCACCGTCATCCAGCCATTTTGCAGGGCCGAAACGTAGTAGGCCGAGCGGCTCGCGTGATCGCCACGCAGCAGGCCGCTCACGCTGTGCTCGGCAAAGTACCGCTCGTCGTCCACGATCAGGTCGCGGCTGATGGCGGCTTCCCACCGCTTGAGGTGCGGCAGCAGGCAATGCTGAACGAACTCAGTCGATTGAACTTCAATATTGCTGTACGTGCTGCGGTCTAGTTGTTGAATCAAATGCGGGGGAACATGAAAGATCCTGCAGCACTCGTACACGGCGAAGGCCCGGCTCTCCAGCATCTGAGCAGACTCATTGCTGCCGCTCAGCTCATGGGCTTTAACGCCGTTGGGGAGGACGGCCGTTCTATGACTTCGGTCACTGCCCCTGTGCATCCGCTCCCATTGCTCGCGGAGACGCTCGGCCGCTTCCACCGGGATCGGGTTGTCAGACTCCAGCACGACGCCGGGCCGGGCACCGTTGCCGAAGTACGTCGCGGCGTGCTGCTCTAGAGCCTGCGACAAGCCAATGACGTTAGAAAACAGCTTGTAGGTCGGGATCGGTTTGATGCCGTCCTCGGTCGTGAACCGCAGGCAGAAGATCTGGGACTGTGAGTAGACCGTCTGCCGGCCGCTGGGCTCGCGGTACTTGTAGCGAACCGTGCCGTCCTCCAGCCGCTCGCACTCCATGCGGCTGCTGTGCAGCGGCCACAACTCCGACACCGCACCTCGAGCACCTGGACGGATCTCGGCGTAGCTGGCACCGTAGTGCAGGTACATGCCCGTCATCCAATCCCGAAACTCCTGGGCCGTCTGCCACGGGTTGGGCTGCATGTGCAGCAGGCGGTACACCGGATGCGTCGACGCCTTCGCCTTGCCGCCATTCGGCACCCGCTCATAGACGTGCAGCGGCAGGGCCGAGACGGCGTCCGAGATGACCCTGATGCAGGCCGTGTAGGCTGAGCACGCCATGCTGTTGTCAGCGTTGACGCGGATGCCAGACGGCGTGCGAGACGGCGAAACCTCGGGCCAGTCGATGCCACGCAGGTCGTACATGCGGTAGTCGGCCAGGGCGTTTTCTGTCATAGCGAGATGATGTCCCAGGACTGCTCTGTTGCCGGTGCCGTCGCCGTGGCGTGTAGGCCGAGGCCCATGATCAGAGAAACGATGCCGTCAATCCGCTCGGTGCTCTTGGCCTTGCTGGGCTTGATGTTGCCTTGATGGTCACTCTGAATCGCCACGTTCGCCGCCATCCACGACAGCACCGGGTGGCTGGCGTGACGCAGCCGCTCCGACAGCACGGCGTTTTCGAGCTGGCGGCTAGGGCTCGACATGCTGCCGTATCCCTGCCCAAAACCTACGACGTTTAGCCCCTCTCCTTGCAGTTGCGTGGCCAGCTGCGTGGCGTTCCAGCGGTCAATGCCGATCTGCCGGATGTTGTATTGCTTGGATAACTCAACGATGTCACGCCTGATCACGTCGTAGTCGGTGACGTTGCCATCGGTGGCTCTGATGTGACCGTCACGAATCCAGCCGACGTAGTCCACCTTGTCCCGCAGCGTCCGCTCGGCGGCGTTCTGCTCAGGCACCCAGAAGAACGGCACTACGTCGAAGGTGCCGTCAGCGTCCTGGCTCACAAGCACCAGGGCCGACAGGTCGGTCGTGCTCGCCAAGTCGAGACCGGCGTACCACTCACGCTGGCCCAGGTCGCCACGCAGCGGGCCGCCGCACTTCGCCCAGTTGTCGGGCGACAGCCACCGCACGTCCTGCGTTGTCCAGACGTTCAGCCTGTACCGCAGGAAGGCGTTCAGTTTGCTAGGCGACTGGTCGGCCTCTCGGGCATCGGCCGCAAACGATTCCACCGTGATGGTCTCGCCAAGCGACGGGTTGGCCTTGTGCCACGTGGCCTCATCTTTCCAATCGTCTTCGGGCGACGCCGCGTAGATGCACCCAAAGAACGCCGGGTCTACGCTGGGATCGGCAATGCACCGCTCGGCGTAGGCGTGCTGCTCCCAGCAGATGCTTTTGCGGTCAAAGCCCGCCGTAGTGATCGACAACAGCAGCGGGGATCGCCTGGCAGCGCCGCCATACCGCAGGGCATCCCACAGCCGCCGGTCACGCTGGGCGTGCAGCTCGTCAAACAGCAGGGCGTGAATGTTGAGCCCCTCGGCCCGGAACGCATCGGCCGAGAGCACACGGTAAAACGAGTTGCTCGCCTTGTGAACGATGGTCTTCCGGCTGTCGATCACCTCAAGGTGCTTGGACAACCCAGGCGAAGCCCGCACCATTGACGCCGCCTCGCGGTAGATGATCCCCGCCTGCTCGCGGTCGCAGGCCGCACCGTAGACTTCCGCCCCCGGCTCCGAGTCGAAAGCCGTCATGTACAGGGCGATCCCGGCTAGCGTCGTGGACTTGCCCTGCTTCTTGGGCAACTCGATGTAGCCGACGCGGTGCTGCCGCGTGCCATCTGGGTTCAACCGGCCGAACAACTCACGCATCACGTGGTGCTGCCACGGCAAGAGCTTGAACGGCTTGCCGGCGTTCTGCCCCTTGCTGTGCCGCAGGATGTTCTCGAAGAAGTGCACGACACGGCGATACCGCCGCTCGCCTTCTTCGCACAGCTCAGGCACCGTGGAGCTTAAAGAACTCTTCGACTTCGTCGGTTGGCTTTTCTTCCTTGGCACCGAGCCGCGTCCTGCTGGTTGGTGTCAGGCCAAACTCGCCCATTAGCGACGCCTGCAGGCTCACTAATCCGCGATACAATGGACCGGCCGGGTTGGGTTTGACGCCGCCTAAGTCCGTGTGCATCACCGGCCCGCCGGCTCGCAGCTCGAGCAGGCACGCCTGCGTTGCAGCGTACACCTCACATAAAGTGGCCAGCGCCTCGCCATCGGCTTGGGTGAGCGTGCCGAGGCCCAGCAGGATCGGCACCAACTCCTCCCACTTCTCCACCGCCAGCGGCTCGACCATCAGCCGATTGGGCA